ATTAGAATACAAAACAGCGAGGTATGTAGTATGACAACATTTAGATCAAGAGTACATTACATTAATAAAAAGGTATACGATTTATACGATAAGCCTAAAGAGGGTGACGTATACATAATAGTAAACAAAGCATGGGATGGTTGGGTCAAGATAGGCATGGCAGTTGATGCCGAAGACAGGCTTAACAGTTATCAGACATCCAGCCCACTCAGAGACTATGTACTTTTACATAAAGTATTCTTCAGTGACAGGCGTACAGCAGAGGCAGAGGCACACCTTCTTGCTGACACTGTAGCAGAGGAACGTAGAGGAGAGTGGTTCAAGATGAGTTCCTATGATGCAGTAAAAGTTTTATCTAAGGTTGACAACCAACAGATAGACGTGGTAAAAAAGATGACGAAAGCGTTTAACCCCAAGTAAAAAGGAACAACCAACATGATAACAATCCTAGACGTAGAGAACACAGTAGTTAAAAGGAATGGCAAGATGCACCTTGATCCATTCGAACCAGAGAATACACTTGTTATGGTGGGGATGCTAGATGGTACTGGGCTTGAGCAAATTGTAACGTTTGACCACACAGAGCATCCCCCCACAGAAAATGGCAGAGAGATAGTACAGAAGATGCTTGATCGTACTACTCGTTTAGTTGCTCACAATGCAGTACACGATTTGATGTGGCTGTGGGAGTCAGGCTTTACCTATGATGGCAGAGTGTTTGATACCATGTTAGGTGAGTACATACTACAGCGTGGGCAGAAAGAACCACTGTCTCTTGAAGCATGTGCAGAAAGACACCAGCTACATACACAGAAGCAGGACACACTGAAAGAATACTTCAAGCAAGGACTGAATGTATCAGAGATACCACATGATGAGTTGTCTGAGTATCTTATTGCTGATCTGCATGCAACACAGCAGTTGTTCAGGCATCAGGACAGGCAGTATACATATGGTACAGGTAGAACATTGGTAGATACAATACGACTGACCAATGACTTAGTTGTACACCTAGCTCGTATATACCAACGAGGTTTCAAGGTAGACATGGAAGCACTTGAAGAGGTACGCAAAGAGTTTGAGGCAGAAAAGCAGGAGCTTACAGTACAGCTAGAGAAACAGGTACAGGAACTCATGGGTGACAGACCCATCAATCTTAACAGCCCAGAGCAATTGTCTTGGATTATATTTAGCCGTAAGGTATTTGATAAGAAGGTCTGGTCTGAAGCATATGATGATCGTGTGTCTGATAGGCAACACCTAGCAAACATAAGACAGATGACTTTACCTCTGTATAAACAGTATGCTGTTGTCTGTACACAGTGCATGGGTCATGGTTGGATACGTAAGAAGCGTAAGGATGGCTCACCATATAAGAATACAAACAACTGTCCTGAGTGTGGCAGTGCAGGGTATCTGTACCGTGACAGAAAAGAGTTAGCTGGGTTGAGGTTCAATGCGCCTGATGCTAAGTGGGTAAGTGCCAATGGCTTCAGTACAAGTAAAGATACTCTAATATATTTAGAAGGCATAGCCAGATCACGAGGTATGTATGATGCTGAGATGTTTCTACAGAGAGTACGCAGGTTGTCTGCTCTGGATACATACCTGTCCAGCTTTGTTGAGGGCATAGCTACCTATGTAAAGCCTGATGGTATGTTGCATGTACGTCTACTACAACACAGGACAGGTACAGGCAGGTTGTCTGGTGCTGATCCTAACATGCAGAACATGCCACGTGGTGGTACATTTCCAGTTAAGAAAGTGTTTGTCTCTCGCTGGGATGGTGGACAGATTTGTGAAGCTGACTTCGCTCAGTTAGAGTTTCGTGTAGCTGCATTCCTCAGTCAGGATAAGGTTGCAATAGAAGAGGTAGCTACAGGCTTTGATGTACACAGCTATACAGCTAAAGTTATTACAGAAGCAGGGCAACACATCTCTCGCCAAGACGCAAAGGCACACACATTTGCCCCTCTCTACGGTGCGTCTGGGTTTGGTCGTACACCAGCAGAAGCATCCTACTACCAACAGTTTACATCTAAGTACTCAGGTATAGGTGCATGGCACAAGAAGCTGGCCAAGGAAGTAATTACTACAGGTAATGTGCGTACTCCATCAGGTCGTGAGTTCGCATTCCCTCTGGCTACACGTAGAGCCAATGGAAGTATTACATATTTTACTCAGGTAAAGAACTATCCTGTGCAATCATTTGCTACAGCAGACATCGTGCCTGTATCTCTTATCTATATAGACAAGATGTTACACGCTAACAAATTACAATCATGTGTTGTCAATACCGTACACGATTCAATCGTGATTGACGTACACCCTAATGAGAAGGAGAAAGTATTACGGATCATCAATCGTACCAATGAAGTACTGGTCGATATCATAAATAAGAAGTGGGATGTTGACTTTAATGTACCACTATTATTAGAAGCAAAAATAGGTAAGAATTGGCTTGACACTAAAGACGTGGCATGATATACCTACAATTCTAACAAAGGAGAAATATAAACATGAATCAGATAACAAATTTAGACACAAGTAACTACGAAGCTATGGCAAAAGCAATGGGCATGAGTTCATTGGCAGTGCCAACAAAAGAGAAGACTAACTCTCTTGCAAGACTACGCATCCATCACACACCATTGATGGGTCAAGAAGAAATTAAAGGTAAGATGACTAACGTTGAGGTTGTCAGTGGTGGTGTATATAAACTGGAGATACCAGATAGTGATACATACTATGCAGAAAGCATAGCGATGCGTCCATTCTTACAGAGGTTTATGTACAAGCGTTTCATTAAAGGTAATGACACAACACCTAACAGGTATGTTAAGACAATCATGGCTGATAATCTAAACATGGATCTCAAGGATAACGATGGACAGTTTAACTGTGGTAAACCTGCAGGGTACATCGAAGACTTCAAGGCTCTACCTGAGAAGATGCAGGATCTAATAAGACAGATCAAACGTACACGAGTATTGTTTGGTACTGTTGACTTGGTTAATCCTGTTGATGCTAATGGCAACTCAGTAGACATTGATACTACCCCATTCATATGGGAAGTAGAGAACCGTGATGCCTTTAAAACTATGGGTGATGTGTTTAATAAACTAAACAAAATGAAACGTCTTCCTGTACAGCACTACGTTAAGGCAGGTACAGAGGAACGTAAGTTACCTAATGGTGGGTCGTTCTATCTACCTACTGCAGAGTTAGACTTGTCAGAAACACTTGACATGGATAACGATACTCAGGAAAACCTAGCTAACTTCTTAGCTTGGGTAGCTAACTATAATGAATACATTATGGGTGCTTGGAATGATAATATGCAGAAGCACCAGTCAGTGGATAAAGATATTGTCAATGACTTTATTGACATTGATACTGCTGAGTTAGTGTAATGAACCATCCTGCTGAACTGCCCATTCATCAGTACCTTGATAACGCTTCCAATGGCAAGACAACTATGTCTGATGAAACCATTGAACAAGTAGCACAAGACATCAAGGATGCTATGAAGCGGCAGTTTGGTGGGGGCAATAGGAGAGATAAGTTTCGTCTACGTATGTCCAATATAGGTAGACCTACATGCCAACTCTGGTGGGAGAAGAACCATCCAGAGAAGGCACTCCCCAAGCCTACCACCTTCGTAATGAACATGTTAATAGGAGATATAGTTGAGGCGGCATTTAAAGGAATACTTAAAGAGGCTGGAGTTAAGTACGAAGATAAAGACAATGCCGTATCTTTGGAGCTTGATAACACTACAGTTAATGGAAGCTATGATCTTGTTGTTGATGGTGCTTTGGATGACGTGAAGTCTGCGTCACACTGGTCATACACTAACAAGTTCGAATCATACGACACACTAGCCAAAGGAGATGGCTTTGGATATATAGGTCAGCTTGCTGGCTACATCAAAGCATCAGCTAAAAAGATTGGTGGCTGGTGGGTAGTCAATAAAGCTAATGGTCAGATCAAGTACGTACCTGCAACAGGCTTAGACTTAGATGCAGAGATAGCCAAGTTAAACAGGACAGCTAAGATTGTAGAAGCTAATGAGTTTAAACGTTGCTTCGAGCCTGCACCAGAGGTATACAGAGGTAAAGCATCTGGCAATAAGGTGTTGCCTGAAGGCTGTAAGTTCTGTGACTACAGGTATTCATGCTGGGATACTATTAAGGATCTGCCATCCAAAGTATACCAAGGTAAGAAGACACCCCCTACTGTGTCTTACATTGGAGAAGTAGTAGGGTGAATGGTAAACGCTTTCAAGCTGCCCTGAAGCATGGGTACAGGAGTGGGTTGGAGATGAAAGTCTCCGACTACCTTAAAGAACTAAACGTACCTGTGGTATATGAGGCCATTAAGATTGAATGGGAAGACCTTATGTACCGCACGTACACACCAGACTTTGTGTTGCCTAACGGTATCATAATAGAAACTAAAGGAAGGTTTACTGCAGCAGACAGACGAAAGCATATTGAAATAAAGAAACAACACCCTAAATTAGATATAAGATTTGTGTTCTACAACAGCAGAAACAAACTAAGTAAGGGTGCTAAGACTACATACCAAGGTTGGTGTGATAAGAATAAGTTTCTTTATCACGATAGGATCGTACCACTGGAGTGGCTAAAAGAAAACGGAAAGAATAAAC